TACGGGACGCATAACGCGCCACATGATATCGAAGTGCGGGAACTTGGTTCAGGGAAGTCTCGCCGGGAGATCGCCTATGACCTCGGCATCAATTTTAAGGTAGTGCCGAAGTTGCCGTTAGAGGATGGGATTCATGCGGCTCAGTTACTAATTAATCGTTGTTACTTTGATCGGACGCACACAAAAGATGGTCTGGAGTGTTTGCGTCACTATCATCGTGCGTATAACGAAAAAGCTCGATCGTTCCGGGCAACCCCGGTGCATGATTGGTCTAGCCATGCGGCAGATGCTTTCCGATATCTTGCCGTTGGACTACAAGAGAGTAGACAATACGATCGTCCGCCCCAAGCAATAGCGGACTCAAACTACAATCCACTGGGAGCAAGTTTGTAATGGGTAAAATTATTTCTAATGTTGGCCGCGCTGTCGGCAAGTTGCTCGGTGTTAACACTGATCCACCACCGCTACCGCCTGTACCAGAGCCAGTGCCAATTGTGCCAAGGGAGCCTGTTAAGACGAGAGAATCAGTTTCAGCCAAGACCAGAGAGAAGGTCATGGCTAGGCGAAGTAGATCAGGCACTATGAAGACTGGGGCTAGAGGCGTAACAAAAGATGCAGAAGTAACTTATCAGTCATTGCTAGCGAATCCAAATGATTAAACCAGTAATGCTTGATCCACAGGATTCTTCTGATGAATTGGTTTTTGCGATGGAAGAACAAAAGTATCCTCATATCGAAGATCATGAGCCGATACTTGAGCATGCGGTTATCCTAACGTGCTTCAATGACGAAGAGATTGCCGGGTACTGCTGGTTCTATCGTTGGGAGCTAGATCAGAGTAAGTGGATATTCCATGTGCTAACCAATCCCCGTTACCAAAAAAAGTTTTTCTCGCGTACACTCTTGACAACTATATTTAATTTTGTATGGGTTCTTGGCGCGGACACGATTGTCGTTGAAGATGACTATAAAGATTTGTTAGCCCGTGTCGGTGGCGATGATACCGAATTGGGCTGTGAACTAAAGCTACCTTTTGACTGGAGGAAGACATGGGCGGCACAATCAAAAAAATTGTAAAAAACCCTATTAAGTTTGTTAAGGACACTGTAAGCGGCGATGTCAAGAAAGCCCGCACAGGGAATTCTGACGTACAGAAAAAAGTTACTGAAGAAAAAAAGAAGATTACTCCTAATTCCTCGATAAGAGGCGTCATGGCTGGCGAGTCTCAAGCTCCCGAATCTAGAGCTAGCAGACGCAGAGGAAGGAGGTCAAATGTAATGACTGGGGCGCGAGGTGTTACGGGAACTGCTACAACCACCAAGAAAACTTTATTAGGGGGCTAGTAATGGAAAACGCTCTTGCCGTTCAAATCCTAAAACAGCTTGGCTCATTGCAAAGTCAGCGTGAGGTTTGGGAGTCGCATTGGCAAGAGATTGCTGACTATGTGGTTCCTAGAAAAGCCGACGTTACAAAAACGCGATCTGCTGGAGACAAGCGGACAGAATTAATCTTTGACTCTACTGCAATCCATGCGGCTGAATTGTTGTCTGCCTCATTGCACGGCATGCTAACTAACGCATCAACAAAATGGTTTTCTCTGCGTTTTAGAAATCGGGAGCTTAATGGAAATGATCAGGCCAAAGAATGGCTGGAGTCTGTTGAAGACGTTATGTATAAGGCGTTTGCCCGGTCAAACTTTCAAGAACAAGTGCATGAGCTATACCATGACTTGATCACTTTCGGCACTGGCGTGATGTTTATTGCTTCTGATAAAGAGCAAAGCCTGCGTTTTCAAACGCGACATTGCTCTGAGGTGTTTCTATCTGAAGACGCAAACGGGCGTGTCGATACAGTATTCCGCAAGTTCAAGATGCCAGCCAAAGCCGTCATTGAAAGATTTGGCGACGGCACAAGCGAAAAAATAAAAAAGAAAGCGGAAAACAATCCTTACGAAATGATCACACTAGTGCATGCTGTCTATCCGCGCGCAGAACGTGATCCTAAGTTACTCACGTCTAGCAACAAACCGTATGCATCTGTTTATGTTGATCCAGAGCAAAAAGTTGTTCTAAGCGAGTCTGGCTTTGATGATCTGCCTTATGTGGCCCCAAGATTCCTCAAAGCATCGTTTGAGATAGGGTACGGGCGTAGCCCGGCAATGACGGCGTTGCCAGATATCAAAATGCTAAATAAAATGTCTGAGGTGACAATTCGGGCGGCACAAAAGCAAGTTGACCCGCCAATGATGGTTCCCGATGACGGATTTATGCTTCCGATACGAACTGTTCCGGGCGGTCTCAACTTCTACAGGTCAGGCACAAGAGACCGCATTGAGCCGTTAAACACTGGGGCAAACAGTCCGCTCGGGTTAAGTATGGAAGAGCAACGCCGTCAGGCTATACGGTCTGCGTTTTATGTTGATCAACTGACTCTGATGCAAGGCCCGCAAATGACTGCAACGGAGGTTATCCAGCGCACGGAAGAGAAGATGCGGTTGCTTGGCCCGGTGCTTGGACGGCTTCAGGCAGAACTGTTACAACCAATGATTCAGCGTAGCTACAACTTGCTAGCAAACCAAAAGCTATTTGCAGTATCCCCAGATATTCTTGCCAACAGCGATATTGATATTGAATACGTGTCACCAATCGCCAAGGCTCAAAAGCAGGGCGATATCAGAGATGCATTGCAGTTGCTCGAAATGCTTGCCCCGCTAACACAATTAGATCAAGGTGTTCTGGATTATGTCGATGCAGATGGCATGGCTAGATATCTGATGGATGTGCTGTCAGTCCCAGCGACGACTGTCCGCGGTGACATCGAGGTAGCTGAACGCAGAGAACAGCGTCGCATGCAAGAAGAGCAAATGATGCAACAGCAAGAAATGATGATGCAAGCTCAAGCCGCCGGGCAAGCCGCTCCAGCTATGAAACTTATACAACAAGGTGCTGAATGATAAATGACCAGATTCGGGAAAATTATCGAATAACTTTTGCCTCGCCTGAAGGCAAAGAGGTGCTGGAAGAGTTGCGCGGCAGATTCCATGCCAACTCCCCAACCTTCTCCGTTGATCCTTACGAAACAGCATTCAGAGAAGGCCAGCGCTCTGTTGTGTTGTTTTTACAAAATATGCTGGTAGATCAAAATGTTATCAACAAAATGTTAGAAGGATATGAAGATGATGTCGGAAGAACAGGTAGCTGAAGTCCCTGAAGAGGGGGTAGCTCAGTCTGTTGAGGCTGAAGATTGGAGATCAGGTATTCCCGAAGAGATTCGCGGTCACCGTTCACTGGAGTCAATCAAAGATATTGGTGCGCTGGCTAAATCATACGTCAACGCGCAGTCAATGATTGGCGCTGACAAAGTTGTCGTACCTAGTAGGACGGCTAACGATGATCAGTGGAATGAGTTTTATTCAAGGATCGGTAGGCCAGAGGAGCCTTCTCAATATACTATTGAAGCAGGGGAGTCGGATTTGCCAGAGATGGTTGACTGGTTTCGCTCAACGGCTCATGAGTTGGGTCTAAATGACCGACAAGCCACGGACCTGTTTACTAAGTACAACGAGTTTGCTGACGGCATTAACTCTCAGGGGTTAGTCGATCGCGAGGCTTATATTGCGCAAACAGAGACTGACTTGCGTCAAGAGTTTGGTGAAGCTTTTGAAGATCGCCTTGAAAATGGACGGGTTATTGTTGAGCAATTTGGCATGCCAGATATCATGGAAGCGGAGCTAGCTGACGGAACGTTACTTGGTGATCATCCTGAGTTCATTAAAATGGTTGCCGGGATTGGTGAGTTTATCTCTTCTCGCTTAGGAGAAGACCAGCTTGAAGGCATGAAAGTGTCTAACGCGCTTACCAATGACGATGTGCGTCAACAGCTTGAGGAATATATGCGTAGGGATGGCCCGTATTGGGATTCAACTGATGCGCACCACCAACACTACGTAGACAAGGTATCTGAGTTACATAGTTTGCTTTATCAGTAACTGTATGTAGAATGAGTGTTGAAGCAGTGAAACAGGCGTGACAAGCCTTGGCCCACATCAGTTGACCTGTTTCGACACTTAAAATCAGGACAAGCATTACGCCCCTGTCGGAAGCAGAAACCGTAATCTGCGCGTTATCGTCCCACGGTGTGGGGTAGCGAGTTGGTTATTTTTTTGTAATGAGATAGGAGAGATGTAATGTCCTCACAAATCACAACTGCGTTTGTGCAACAGTTCTCATCTAACGTACAACTGTTGTCACAGCAAAAAGGCTCGCGCTTGCGCGGGATTGTTTCTCAAGAAACTGTAAACGGTGAAAAGGCGTTCTTTGATCAGATTGGTCAAACAGCGGCTATCGAGCGCACATCGCGTCATGGCGATACGCCTTTAGTGGAAACTCCGCACTCGCGGCGTATGGTCACAATGAAGACGTTTGAGTGGGCTGATCTGATTGATGATGCCGACAAAGTTCGTCTATTGATTGACCCGACTTCCACATATGCTCAAGCGGCGGCGGCGGCAATGGGGCGCGCTATGGACGATCAGATTATCGCGGCGGCTACTGGCACTGCAAAGACTGGCAAGACTGGTGCTACGTCAACGTCACTCCCTGCGGCACAGCAAATTGCGGCTGGCGGGGCTGATATGACACTAGCGAAGCTTCTTGAGACCAAGCGTATTCTTGATCTTGCTGATGTTGATCCAGACTTACCACGCCACATCGTGTGTAGTCCGCATCAGATTGAGTCACTGCTGAATACGACTGAAGTCAAAAACGCTGACTTCAACACAGTGAAAGCTTTGGCCCAAGGCCAAATCAATTCGTTCCTTGGATTTAACTTCCACATGACTAACCGCTTGACCAAATCTAGCAATGACCGCACATGTTTTGCGTTTGCTGGTGATGGTATCAAGCTGGCTGTAGGCAAGGACGTTACGTCTAAGATCGATGAGCGCGCTGACAAGTCTTACTCTACTCAGGTGTATTACTGTGCAACATTCGGTGCTACACGCATGGAAGAAGAGAAAGTCGTTCAGATTGTTTGTGATGAATCGGCGTAAGGAGATAGAAAATGAGTTTGTATTCAAATGTTCGTACAGACCTCACTCAGGATGATCCTGTTGAGTTTGTAAAGGCTAACCAGCTAGGTGGCACGGTAAGAGTTGCTCACGCTACGTTTGAAGCATCTTCTCAGGCGGCGGGAACCATTGAAATGTTCGCATTGCCTGATGGAGCTAAGATCGTTAGTGGCCGGGTTTGCTATGACGCGCTTGGGTCAGGAACTACCGTTGCTGTAGGCCATGCGGCTTACACAAATAGCTCTGGGTCAGCGGTAACAGCGGCTAATGCGTATTTTAAAGCTGGTGCGGCATCAACTTCAGCGCAGTGCGTTGATTGTGCTAACACGCTTGCTCTGGGTGCGAATAGCGAAGTTGCAATTGACGAGACTGTTGCTGGCAACGAGTTTGTCGTCACAGTCACAACAACTGGCACAACAACAGGAACTATTGAACTGACAATGTTCTACGTTGTTGCTTAATAAAGACGGGGGCGAAAGCCCCCTCTTTTGAAGGGTAATGATATGGCGAGTGTCGTTGAGATTTGTAATTCAGCATTGACGCAGATCGGCGCTAGCACGATTACGTCCCTCACAGATGGAAGCAAAAATGCTGATGTCTGCAATACAAGGTTTACTTCTGTCAAGGAATCAGTGTTGCGATCGCATCCTTGGAACTGCGCTGTAACGCGAATTGCCTTGACTAAAACATCCAATACCCCAGCTTTTGGGTTTTCTCATGAGTTTGCTTTGCCTCGGAATTGTCTGAGGCTTTTGCAGTTGAGCAGGCTTGATATCGAGCATCGTCTTGAAAAAGACAAAATTCTTTGCGACGAGTCGGATATCGAGATTCTCTACGTGGCTGATGTCAACACTGAGTCTTGGGATGCACTACTTACCTCTACTGTAACAGCCGCTCTAGCGGCAGATATATGTTATGCGTTGGTAGGAAGCACTACGCTGGCCGAATACTTTCGAGGTGCATACTCAGACAAAATCAGAGAGGCTAGATTTGTTGACGCGACAGAAGGTTCAATCGCGTCTCTTGAATCTGACATATTTATTCAGTCGAGGTTCTAATGGCTAAGTCTAGTCCGATTCAGACTAACTTCACAGCCGGGGAGTTGTCACCCCGGCTAGATGGCAGAACTGATATAGCCAAGTATGACAATGGCTGTGAGATTTTAGAGAACTTTGTTGTTCATCCTCAAGGCGGCGCTACTCGCAGACCGGGTAGTAAGTTCATTTTGGAGACGGCAAACTCAGCAAAACAAAGTAGACTTCTGCCTTTCCAATTCAACACCAATCAGTCTTATGCAGTCGAAATGGGCGATCGGACTGCCCGAATTGTTTCTGGCGACGGTCTTATTGCAGAGCCAGATGAAACAACGCTTACGACAAATGACATTCCTGACGTTGGTCACGGTGTTTATACCACCTTTACCAGAACGGGTTCGCCGCCGGGTTCGGTTTCACAATCATGTACTGATACCTACCCAATCTGGAGCAACGACGGGCATAAAGTATATTTCATCAAAACGTTTGAAGAAAAAAATACAAGTGCAAGCACTCATACTCTTGCGATGACTATCAAACAGTACACATGCCAAACTGCTTATAATCTCTTTTCAGGGGTTACTTTGGATTGCGAAAAAACGTGGAACTTCAGAGATTGTTTCACTTCTGGAATTAGTGCTGGAATGAGGAGGTTCCACTGCGGTGTAACATTTACACAAAGACTGAGGCCGCATATTGAGGGGACTAGATTTATAATTTGGGACGGGATACCTGATGCTCCTATAGATACTCAAAGCACATCGCATCATGATTTTCGAGTTTATGCTTTCGATCTAACCACAGCGTTCGATTTATCATCAACTACTGGGGGAGACCTCGAAAGCTCTTCTGTTTATGACGTTCGATATTTAGCAGGAAGTTCAGCGACAGCCAATAGATATCCTATCCCAATCAGCGGGTTAGCGTTCCAGCCGATATTTGATAGCTCGATTACTGACAATACTGGTCAAGTTGATGGCACATTCACAAGCACTAGCTCATCAGACTCGACTACCTCGGTTCGCTCTGTAACAAACTATCAAGGCGGTAGGCTGATGTATGTTGCTGTGAGCAATATTGCTACAGCGCAAGGTCAACCTAGCAACACAAGCACTACAATTAGCCGAAATGATCTTATTGAAATTGATTTGCGCTTCAATCAAACCGGAATGGCGCTCTCAACTTTCGATATGACCGCTGAAGGATTTACAAAATTTCCTGAGTTCACTGCCGCTACGAAAGGCAACAGGGTTGTCGATCTTTCGCCAATATTTGGTAACATATCGCAAATCACTGGGCTTCAGGTTCGCAGTGTCAGAGATAGTCACCTTGTAGACGCGAGCGGTGATGCAATAAATATAAAATATCCCGGTCAGGATTTAAGTTCTATTGCGAAGCATGATGTATCTAGCTCCAGTAGTTTCGATGCTTTTACTGGTCACAATGGAACAACTTATGTTTTATACATCGCTGTCCGAGAAGGACATGGTGCGAGTGTTACTCCACCAAGCCAAGATAAGTACATCAATCATATATTTGCTTTAAAAGCAGATGCCAGCGATTCGACGAACCATCATTCAATAGATGAGCAAATCCCGTTCCTCGGAGGTGCTGTTTATAATGTGTATGAGCATTATCCCGGTGGTTTGCTTGGAGTAAGTGTTGGAAGGGTTCAAGACCTCCCCGGAGCATTCAAACCGTTTGTCACGTTCGATGGTAAAAAGATTTGGTATTCGCAAGGCCCGGTCAGAGGCGCTACTGATTTTTCTAGCGATGAATTCACTGTTGCGCAAAGCCGAACTTTCAAAACTCCATACCTGATGCTTGGGATAGAGGCGGCTACCGATTTAAATAGTTTTCGTAGGGTAAGGTCAAACATAAGGCGAACATCCAGCTTCAATAACGAAGACATTTTTGACGCAAATGTTCTTGTTAGTGGCTTTACGCATGACTATATTCTCATGCTTGATCTTATAACGCCTAACTATCCTGTTGAATTTGTTACGCCATATGCATCAACTCAGCTTGATGCGGTTCGCTTTGCTCAGTCAGCGGACGTGCTTTTCCTAGCGCACCCCGATATTACCCCTCAACAACTTGTGCGATATGGAGCTTATCATTGGGCTGTTGAGGATGTGCCTTTCGTTCGTGGGCCTATGCAAGACGTTTCGCTTGATGGCTCAACAGTGACTGCCAGCGCAAGGACGGGGACAGTAACGCTAACGTCAAGTGTCGGATTGTTTGTCTCTACAGATATAAATCGACTCGTAAAAGTGCATGATGGATTTGCAAAAATTACAGGGTATACCAACGAGACTACAGTCACAGCAGTTGTGCAGAAAAATGCTGACGGGCGGTCTGAGCTTATGCCTAGCTACACCGCAACAACGATCGCGGCATTTGAGGGCGATCCAGACAACACGGGGCTGTCTCACAACGATCGCATTACCGACTCAGCAGGGAAGTTTATCGAACAAGGTTTCGAGGAAGGCATGCGAATCTCAATAAGCGGATTTTCCAATGCTGGGGCCAACGAGGCATCTGCGCTTATCGTAAGTGTTACAGCGGATACTATTTTGTTAGCTCCGTCTGACGATTTAACCGCACAGTCAGCGGGCGATTCAGTAACGATCACCGCTCTTTTAGAGGCAGATGAAAATTATAGACTAGGGGCTTTTTCTGAGACTACAGGCTTCCCGGCTCAAGTAGGTATCTACGAGCAACGCCTTTGTTTTGCAAACACGTTGACCCAGCCACAGACAATATTCTTTTCTAGCGCTGGCCTGTTCACAGACTTTACGCCGGGCATAGAAGCAACAGACAGCATTACATACACCCTTGGTAGTAACGAAGTAAACGTAATCCAGTACATGGTTGCATCACGCCTATTGGTAATAGGGACTTCTGGCGGTGAGTTTGTTGTTAGTTCGGGCAGTAATGAAGATGTTTTAAAACCTACTAATATTCAAATTAGAAGACAGGCAAACTATGGAAGCTCTGGGGTTGAGCCAGTAAGCGTGGGTTCTGCTGTTTTGTTTGTGCAAAGGGCAAACAGAAAAGTAAGAGAGCTTGTTTACAATTTCGATACTGATAGTTACTACGCACCTGATTTGACGTTGCTTGCAGAACATATTACCGAAGGCGAGATTAAAGAAATTGTTTGGCAACAGGAGCCAGACAGCGTTCTCTGGGCAAGATTGGGTGATGGCTCAATGTGCGCTATGACTTACCGCAGAGAAGAAGAAGTCATTGCATGGCATCGTCACACGCTAGGCGGGTCAGGGGTTGTCGAAAGCATCGTTGTAACGTCGTCTCAAGGCGGCGATGATCTTCTTTACATGATTGTGAAGCGGACTATAAATGGGGCGACTAAGCGTTACATTGAAAAACTGTCATCTTTACAAGAGTTATCTGACGTAGAAGATGCATTGTTTGCAGACTCTCACCTAACTTACAGCGGCAGTAGCACATCTTCCTTATCTGGTTTAGCTCATCTTAATGGTCAGGTTGTATCTGTTCTTGGTAATGGAATAGCTCAATCGAATAAAACAGTAAGCAACGGCTCAATTACTCTTGATTCCGCTGTAACGAAAGCTTGTGTTGGGTTGCCTTTCTCATCAACTCTGAAAACAATGAGAATGGATTCTGGTGGGGTTGAGGGTACGTCACAGGCAAAAACAAAACGTATACGCGAAGTGACGACAAGGTTCTTAAACACAGTTGGTGCAAAAATTGGGCCAGATGTAAATAATTTAAAATTTGTAAATTTTGGTCAAACAACAACAGCCAAAACAGATTTGTTCACAGGCGACAAAACTGTTGAGTTTCATGGTGATTATGAGACAGATGGATTTATTGTTGTAAAACAAGACCAACCTTTGCCCATGACTATCTTGGCTATAATGCCGTTACTCCAAACTTTCGACAGGTGATGATATGAGTACTGTTGGTGGATTCATGCAACTCGGGGGAATGTTCCTCAGTTATGCGGGCAGTCAAGGTGCGGCAGAAGCACAGCGCCGCGCTGGCCGCTTTAATAAAGACGTTGCTAGTCGTAACGCACACATGCTTGAGCTTGCCGCTGACGAAGCTCGGCTACAGACCGCGCTTGACATTATTGACTTTCGCGCTCAATACGGTGCGTTTGAGAAAGAAACCGAAGCGGCGATGATGGCTAGCGGGTTCGATGCGTATAGCGGAACTGGGCTTGAGATTTTGTTATCTAATGCAGAAAACGCCGAAGAGGATATTCGCAGGATGCGTAGAGCCGGGGAAGTTAGCAGGCAGAATATGCGAGAGCAAGCTGTGGCCGCTAACTTGCAAGGAACTCTGGCAATGTTTGAGGGTGAACAGATGGCTAGAGCGACTAAGCTTGCCGGGACTGTTAGCTTGCTTCAGCAAGGTAGCAGTTTTATGAAAGACGGCGGCTATAAGAGCTTGACGACATGAAAGTTCCAACTTACAAGAGACAAGCCGAAAGCGTTTCTGGTGCAATTACGCCTCGCGTGACTGCGC